GATCCTAGAGTTGGAAAATTACCAGAAGAGGTTCTGGATTGGATGACTAAATGAAAATTGCTATTATTACTGATCAACATTTTGGTGCTCGTAAGAGTTCTAAAATTTTACATGACTATTACGGAAAATTCTATAAAGATGTTTTCTTTCCATATTTAAAAGAGCATAAGATTGATACTGTTATTGATATGGGAGATACATTTGATAACAGAAGAACCATAGATTTATGGGCAATGGATTGGGCAAGAAATAATTATTTTGATATTCTTCGTGACATGGGTGTAACTTTACATTCAATTGTTGGTAATCATACAGCATATTATAAAGATACAAACCAAATTAATACCATTGATTTACTTTTAAGGCAATATGATAACATAACTGTTTATTCTGAAGCACAAGAAATAAAAATAGATAATCTTAATATTCTTCTTTTACCTTGGATTAATTCTGAAAATGAAGTAAAGACATTAGATATAATAAAAAAAAGTAAATGTAAAATTGCAATGGGTCATTTAGAGTTGAATGGTTTTGTAGCAACTCGTGGTCATATGATGGAAGATGGAATGGATGTAGATGTGTATGATAAATTTGATAAAGTGTACTCTGGACACTATCATACAAGATCAGATAATGGGAAAATTTATTACTTAGGTAATCCATATGAGATGTTTTGGAATGATGTAAATGATACCAGAGGATTTCATATCTTTGATACAGAAACAATTGAACATGTTCCTGTAAATAATCCATATAGAATTTTTCATAATGTTTATTATGAAGATACACCATATCAATTGTTTGATGCGAGTGAGTATAAAGATAAGATAGTAAAGGTTATTGTTCGTAAAAAAACAGAGCAAAAGAAGTTTGAGAAGTTTTTAGATAAACTTTATGCTGTTGGTGTTCACGAATTGAAGATAGTTGAAAACTTTGCGATACAAGAAAGTGAGGAGTTTGAAGTAGAAGAAACTGAGAATACAATATCAATTTTAAATAGATATATTGATGAGAGTGAAATGGATTGTGATAAATCCATAGTTAAAGGTATTTTACAGAAGATATATTCCGAAGCCTGTGAGGTAGAGTAATGTTTATCTTAACCAGTAAAAATAGTGCAGAACAAGGTGCTTACGCAGTTGAAAATCAAGATAAGGAAAATGTATTATTTTTCTTTGAAGAGGAAGATGATGCAGAGAGATATGCCATGATGTTGGAAGCAGATGAAGATCGTTCTTTAGCGGTCATGGAGATTGAAGAGGGACTTGCATTTCGCACGTGTAAGCTGTATAATTATAGATATGCAGTGATTAAACCCGAAGACATTGTTATACCGCCAAAACTAAATGATAACGTTTCAAAAGATTAAATGGAAAAATCTTCTTTCTACAGGAAACCACTGGACAGAGATTGACTTCCAAAGTAATCATACCAACTTAGTGATTGGGACAAATGGTGCTGGAAAATCTACAGTTTTAGATGCACTTACTTTTGTTCTATTCAATAAACCATTTCGTAAGATTAATAAATCACAATTAGTAAATGCAGTCAATGAAAGAGAATGTGTTGTAGAGATAGATTTTTCTATAAACACAAAACAATATAAGGTTCAACGAGGTATTAAACCAAATATATTCAACATAGTTGTGAATGGAGTAGAACTTCATAAAGAAGCAGATGATCGTGCGATGCAAAAAATATTGGAGCAGGGTATTTTAAAATTAAATTATAAATCCTTTACTCAAATAGTTATTCTGGGTAGCAGTTCTTTTGTTCCATTCATGCAACTCTCTGCACCAAATCGAAGAGAGGTAATTGAAGACCTATTAGATATTCGTATCTTTTCAGCAATGAATAATTTGATTAAAGATCGAATACGTGAAAAGAAAAATGGTGTTAAGTCTTTGGATTTGAAGAGGGATAATCTTAAAGATAAGATGAACATGCAAAAAAAGTTCATCACTGAATTGGAGGATATGGGAAAACAGAATATAGAAAAGAATAGAGTGAATATTAATAATCTAATTAGAGAGACTGATGAATATGTTCTTACAAATGAAGAGTGGGATTTGGAGGTAACTGGTCTTATAGAAGATCAGGAAAAGGTAACTGGTGCTAGTGAAAAGTTACTGAAACTTAACAATATAAAAGGTAAATTATCTAATAAAGTATCAACCCTTACAAAAGAACATAAGTTCTTCAATGATAATGTGGTTTGCCCTACATGCACACAACCAATTGAAGAATCATTTAGATTAAATAGAATTGATGACGTTCAAACTAAAGCGAAGGAACTCAAAAAGGGTTATGAAGACCTTGAAGAGACCATCAAAAAAGAGCAGAACCGAGAACGTCAATTTAACAAACTATCAAAGGAGATTACTAAACTCAACCATGACATTTCTCAGAACAACACTCGGATTAATCTCAATCAGAAACAGATCCGAAATCTTGAATCTGAAATTCAAACACTTACCAGTCAACTTAAAAACAGAAATACTGAACATGAGAAATTAAAAGAGTTTAAAGGAAATCTCGACAAGACTACCGAAGAGTTATCAATACAAAAAGAAGATATACAATATCATGACTTTGCATATTCACTCTTAAAAGATGATGGTGTGAAGACAAAGATTATTAAAAAATATCTTCCATTTATCAATCAACAAGTAAATCGTTTTCTTCAAAAGATGGAATTTTATATTAACTTCCAACTTGATGAAGCATTTGGTGAGACAATACAATCTCCTTTACACGAAGACTTTACTTATAGTTCATTTAGTGAAGGTGAGAAGATGAGAATTGACCTAGCACTTCTATTCACTTGGAGAGAAGTTGCAAGAGTAAAGAACTCAATCAATACTAATTTATTGATTATGGATGAAATTTTTGATAGTTCTCTCGATACTTTTGGGACTGATGATTTTCTTAAAATCATTAAGTTTATAATTAAAGATGCGAATACATTTGTGATATCACATAAAATTGATATGCAAGACAGATTTGAAAATGTATTGAAGTTTGATAAGGTCAAGGGATTTTCTCAGATCGTATCGTAACCAGTTAAAAAAGTGTCCACTTAACCGTCTCAATAGACGGTTTTGTTGTTATGATGTATTCATAGACAAGAAAACACATGACTGTAAAACACGAAGTAAAAGGACAACTCGCTAAGTTACTAGCAACAGAAGATCTTATTGTTGAAAGTAAGAAGGTAGAGACTGCATGTTTCAACGTTCATACACGTGTTCTCACATTACCAATGTGGGATAAAGCAAGTAACTATGTGTATGATTTACTAGTAGGTCATGAGGTTGGTCACGCTTTATTCACACCTGATACTGATTGGATGGAGAACCTTAAAATTCCACATGGTGTAGTCAATGTTGTTGAAGATGTTCGTATTGAGAAGTTAATGAAGAGAAAATATGCAGGATTATCAAAAACATTTTACTCTGGTTACTTTGAGTTAAGTGATACCAATTTTTTTGATGTTGATGATAAAAATTTGAATATATTAAACTTTGCTGATCGTCTTAATCTTTACTATAAGATTGGTAATTTCATTGATATTCCATTTAAGAATGATCGTGAGAAAGAATTAAAATCTTTAGTAGGATCTACAGAAACATTTGAAGATGTGTTGAGAGTTTCAGAATTGGTTCATGAATATTGCAAAGAAGAGATTGAAGATATGAAGAAAGAGTTGGAACAGAAAAAAGCAGAAGAAGGAATATCTATGAATATGGATATGGATGGTGGATCTTTTGAAGGTTCAAGTGATGATGATGAAGATCAAGAAATAAATACAGATACCGAATATCAAGTTCAAAATGGGGAAGAAGATGGATCCGAAATTGAAGATCAGTCTCCATCAAATATTTCTATCACTCAGATCCCTGCAGAGGAATTGGAAGCAGCAATTCAAAAGATTGAAGCAGGAGAAGGAGGAGTAGATATCAGTTCTGCTCAGGCAATGGATAGATCCATGCAAGAACTTAATTCATCAGATTGTAGAGAGAATGAATACTTTGAATTACCTGATGTAAATGTTGATCATCACATCGTTGATAATGCAAAGATTCATAAGAATATAGTTGAAGAGTGGAGATGTCAGGTTGCAACAAATCAAACACAGCAATATGGATATGAAACTGATGAAAAAATATCCAGAATGGTCATTGAAAATATAACAGAGGTTAAGAATGAATATAAAGAATATAAGAAATCAGCACAGAAAGAAGTTAATTATCTTGTAAAAGAGTTTGAAATGAAGAAGTCAGCATCTGCATACGCTCGTGCTGCTACATCACGCACAGGAGTTTTAGATACTTCTAAACTTTATACCTACAAATACAATGAAGATGTATTCAAGAAAGTTACTACACTTCCTGATGGTAAGAATCATGGATTAGTTTTCGTACTTGATTGGTCTGGATCAATGGGTCAAGTTATGTTGGATACAGTCAAGCAGTTATACAATCTTATATGGTTCTGCAGAAAGGTTCAAATACCATTTGAAGTGTATGCATTTACAAACTGCTATCCAAAAGAAGAAAAAAAGACATCTTATCAAGTAAAAGAAGGTGTTGTTCAAATAGAGGATCACTTTTCTTTAATGAATATCTTGACTCATAAAGTTAATACAAAGACTTTGGAGTCTCAAATGGAAAACATCTATTTGATTGCGAGAGCATTTTCATGGAATTTTACTAATTACTATAATGTTCCTTTAGGTATGAGTTTATCAGGAACACCTCTAAATGAAGCATTAGTTTGTTTGCATAAGTTACTACCTCAGTTCAAGAAAGATAATAAAGTTGAAAAGGTTCAGTGTGTAATTCTTACTGATGGTGAAGCACATCCACTTCGTTTCCATAGAGAGTTTGTGAGATATGATGGTGAAAGATACATGGCAACATCATACATAGGAGATAATTGTTTACTTAGAGATAGAAAGACAGGTAATACTTACAGAGTCGAAAGTAATACATTTACTTTTTCAGACCTACTACTTAAGAACCTAAGAGATAAGTTTACAGATGTTAATTTTATAGGATTTAGAATCCTACCATCAAGAGAAGCATCATACTTTGCTCGTAGATATATTGGGTATGGTGATGAGTTAGATAAAACTATGAAGACCTTTAGAAAAGAAAAATCATTCTCTATCAAACAATCAGGATACCATGTATACTTCGGTATATCTTCTCAAGCACTCAATACTGATGATGACTTTGAAGTTAAGACTGATGCAACTAAGACTGAAATCAAGAGAGCATTTGTAAAGAGTCTTAAGGGTAAAAAGATGAACAAGAAAATTCTTGGCGAGTTCATAGAGTTTGTTGCTTGATAAATAGCTCAGAACAAACTAGTAGAAAAATGAGTCATTTTGGAGATTTACTGGGAGGAGTAAAGAAAGAAGTTACTCCTGCACCTAAACCAGTTGTTAAAGAACCTGCACCAGTGGTTGAAAATAAAGGTTACTCTAAACAGGCTTTACTTAAGTTAAGTAAGATTGAGTTAGAGGAATTGGGTAGAGAGTATGGTATCGAACTTGATCGGAGAATTTCTCATGCAAAATTGGTAGTTCAACTTAAATCGTTTATTGACTCTAAGAGTTAGATGGAAAAAATCCTAACTGATAAAACTGGAAATAAAAAAGCAATTGCAACACCTGATTACAAATTTAAAACTTTTAAGGAACTTCAAAAAGATTTAGATAGTGCTGATCAAAAAATTAAAGAATTTCCACCACCAGTAGAAAATAAGAAAAATACAGGAGTAAAGACTGATAATGGTAAGGGTGGTGTAACAGATAAGTCATTTACTAATTCCTTGAAAGGTGGTGTTAATTCAAACTCATTCTGAACCAGTTGACAAAGTGTCCACTAGGAGGTTTACTACCTCCTTTTTTTGTCTATAATAATCATATAGATAAAACATTACATCATGCCTTTCAAACCATTTGAGATTAAAATGACTGAACAACAAGTCATCGACGGACTTAGAAACAACTACGGTAACGAATTCACTACTCCTGACGTTAGAGCGTTTTGTGCAATGAATGATATTGCATACACAACAGCAACCAGAAAGATACAGAAATATAAAGTATCTAAAGGTAGATGGAATCTTAAAGTCACAACCAAAGCAGTTGAAAAGATTGAGAGATCATTCGCAGCACCATCAGGTCAACCAGTAGAGAAAAGAAATCTTGTTCCAGAGAAGGACGATACCTTTGTTAAGTTTGGAAGTTTTGGTGACGTAAAGAAGATAATACAATCAAAGCAGTTTTACCCTACATTCGTTACTGGTCTATCTGGTAATGGTAAAACATTCTCTATTGAGCAAGCATGTGCTCAGTTAGGTAGAGAACTCATTCGTGTAAACATTACTATCGAAACAGATGAAGATGATCTTATTGGCGGTTTCCGTCTTGTTAATGGTGAAACCGTATGGCACAATGGCCCAGTCATCGAAGCACTGGAACGAGGAGCTATATTGCTTCTTGACGAAATCGACCTTGCCTCAAACAAGATCCTTTGTCTTCAAAGTGTCCTTGAAGGAAATGGAGTCTTCCTCAAAAAGGTCGGAAGATTCGTTAGACCAAGAGCAGGATTCAACGTATTCGCTACCGCCAACACTAAAGGCAAAGGTTCAGACGACGGACGTTTCATTGGAACTAATGTGCTTAACGAAGCGTTCCTTGAGCGATTCCCAGTAACCTTTGAACAATCCTATCCAACAGTCAACAACGAAGTAAAGATATTACTCGCTGTATCTAAGACACTTGGAAAGGTTGATGAGGACTTCTGTAAGCGTCTTGTAGATTGGGCAGATATCATTCGTAAGACATTCTATGATGGTGGTATCGAGGACATCATTAGCACTCGTAGACTTGTTCACATCATTCGTGCATACAGTATCTTTAGAGACAAAGCAAAGGCAATGCAGGTATGTATCAATCGTTTTGATGAAGAGACAAAGCAAGCGTTCATGGAGTTATATGATAAGGTAGATGCAGACTTCAAGATGCCAGTTGACCAAGAGACTGAAGCATGATATAATGAGGGGAGAGAAATCTCCCCTATGATTAATGCATGGAGTTTAGCAGGTTCAATACTAAACGGAACATTTGAAAAGGATTACCCTATTATGGATAAAACAAAAGGAAGATGGAGTGAAGAGGACGAAATTCGAGAAATGGATGACCACGAACTCAGAGAGGAAGATGATGGTCTTGATTACGAAGTAGACATGTCTACCATTGATGATCAGTATGCACATCATTTTACAAATGCAAATTCATTCTATAACGATGGATGGACACAAAAATATCATCAAGAACAATTAGATAAAATGAATTACGAACCACAAAGAAATAATCAATATAAGTATCATGAAGAAGAAATTCTAAAAGATATTGAAGAATATGTTTCAAGAACATATCAAGGACACTATACAGGAACAAAACATGAGTTTCGTAAAGTACAAACTATTGATTTAATGGCTGCGAGAGATATTGCAGCACAGTTCTGTCAGGCAAACATACTCAAATATGGAAGTCGTTACGGAAGTAAAGATGGTAGAAACAAAACAGACTTGCTAAAAGTCATACACTATGCTATGCTACTATTACATTTTGATGGACACTATGGCGAACCATCATTACCAACAAAAGATTTTGAACAAATGCCATGAAACTACGTCCAAAAACAACTATGAACTTAAGTGATAACACCCTTGGTATTTTAAAAAACTTTGCGGGTATAAACAATTCAATCCTTGTAAAAGAGGGTAATCAACTACGCACTATCTCAGTCATGAAAAATATTCTTGCTGAGGCACAAGTGCCCGAAGACTTTCCTCGTCAGTTTGGAATCTATGATCTCAATATGTTCTTGAATGGTTTGAGTTTACATTCAGATCCTAATTTAGATTTTGAAGAGGAATCATACGTAACTATTAGTGAAGGTAGAAGAAAGGTAAAATATTTCTTTGCAGACCCACAGGTTATCATTGCTCCTCCTGAGAAAGAGATTACACTTCCAACGGAAGATATTTGTTTTCAATTAGAGAGTGTAACTCTTGAAAAATTATTAAAGGCAGCAGCAGTTTATCAGTTACCAGATCTCTCAGCAATCAGTGAGAACGGGCAGATTAAACTTATTGTTCATGATAAGAAGAATGATACATCTAATGAATTTGCAATAGTTGTTGGTGAGACTGATAGAGAATTCTCATTCAATTTTAAAATAGAAAATATTAAAATCATACCTGGTGCATATGATGTTGTAATATCTTCCAAGTTACTTTCTAGGTTTGTGAATAGTAATTTAAATCTTACATACTATATCGCATTAGAACCAGATTCAACATGTGAGTAATGAATAACTTTACCTTTACAGAGGAAGAGTTAGAGTGTATAAGGGTTTGTGTTAGTAATTCACCAATCCCTTATGACATTACTTTAAAAGAAATTCCTAAAAAAATTATAGAAAAGATAGGTGAACCAACATCTTTAAATGAAGAAGGTTTACCTTTGATCAAATTAGATTTAACGAGGTATGAACATGAATAATATTGGATTAGAAGTTATATTCTGGACAGTCTTGTCTATTTACTTATTATCTAAATTAGGAGTTTTTAAAAAGTAATGGAAACTAGATGGACTGTTGATGGAAATGATTATAATCCTGATTTACATAAGAAACCTACTGAAAATTTAGAGACACTTATGAAAGAATTAACTGAGATGTTAGATGATACAAGTCAAGATAATAAAGAAACAATAGCATATCTTTTAGGTTGTAGAGATATTGTTGATTATCTGAGAACAGGAAAACTGCCGAGTGAAAAAAATTATACTCCTATAAAAACAAAACCTGGATTAAAATTTTTAGAAAAGGTTACTTTTATTCCAAGATACTTATGAAACTCACACAAGAAATGATCGACGAGATCCAAAGACTCATGGAACATACCAAGAAAGATGGTAGTATGAATTGGGTTGATGGTGAAGATATAGAAATTAACTTAGCAGGTACGTTTGCTGCTGATAGATTTATTGTTATCAAGAATGCATCAAAAAAACCATATGAACCATCACAACCTCATCCCAGATTTGACTATGAAAAAGGAGAATTCAAAAATGATGACGATAACAATTAATGATTTTGCAACTGATGAAGAGATTAAAACTCTATGGAAAATAGCAGAACGCATTATCAAAGAAGGTCATGTATATGATGATCCAAATTATAAAATACAATTAAATCTAATTACCGAAACTTGGAGACCTGATGAGTAAACACTATGATCCATTTGAGGATTTAGAAAAACAAGTTATTTCTGATCTAGAAGAGTCCACTAAAAAATTAGGAGGAACTATGAATAAAATGTTAAGATGTAATAGTACAGGTAGACAGAGTAAGATTGTAGAGATAGAATATGATGTAAGGGAAATATAATTTATTATGAACATTTTTGTGACTGATCCCAGTCCACTTATCTCAGCACAAGTTTTACCAGATAAACACATAGTCAAAATGCCACTTGAGACCTGCCAGATGTTAGCAGTTGTTTTCTCTAAGTGGTATTTTAACTGGGGAGATGACGTTCTACCAAAAAAAGATGGAACACCATATAACACTCAAAAAGGTGCCTTTAGAGGGCATCCTTGTACCGTCTGGGCAGCAAAAGATGAGTGCAATACAGCATGGTTGATTGCACATGGATTTGAATTACTTAGAGAGTATAAGTATCGCTACGGTAAAATTCATTCATGTGATACAGCAATGAAAGCAGCAGAGCAAGTATTTGAAAAGAATACAGGTCGAACCTTAGCATGTTGTACGGGAGCAACACCATTTGCTTTCGCAGGACCTGATGAGTTTAAGCATGATGAAAGTATTGATATCTTAACAAAGTATAAAAGATACATTGCATCAAAATCTTGGGTGAGTGATAATTATATTAGAAAACCAAATCGTAAACCAAGTTGGATTTAATTATGGATGGAACTGATCTATCAAGAATTGCAAATTCATTAGAAAGAATCGCATATGCTTTAGAGCATTTACATATTGAGAAAATTGATCATGCTCATATAGATGAAATTGATCATAATCATATTGAGGGTAAGATTACTACTCATGATCAAAAATGGTAATTATGAAACACATATTATTTGATCTGATTGACTGTCCATTTGAATTGTTAGATGATAAGGAACACTGTCAACTCGCATTACAAATTGCTGCAAGTGAATCAAAATCTAAACTTCTTGATTTGGGAATGCATAAGTTTGAACCACAAGGAGTGTCTGGTTATGCATTGTTAGCAAATAGTCACATTAGCATACATACTTGGCCAGAAAAAGGTATTGCAAAAGGTGACATTTTTACTTGTAGTGATGTATGTGAACCACATAAGGCAGTAGAATATCTAAAGAAACAATTCAAAGCAAAAAAACTTACTTCTGATTCATTCGACAGAATATTATGAAAGAATTTAATTATGACCTCGATTACAAAAATATTGACTT